TGCGCCATAGCCATAATAAGCAACTTGAATTTGACCTGTTGAAATTAGGTTTGTCTCCAAGCGGTACTTGCTTGACTCGTACCAAGTAAATGATTCAGGATTTAGAACGATAATTGAAGCGTCGCCAGTTCCTGATAGGTAACGTGAAACGCGAAGATTCAATCCGCCAATGTTTCCGCGAACGTTAGTTGGTGTTAGGTTTCCTGATGCGTTCTGAGGATTAATGGTTTGTGTAAATACTGCACGATTTGAACCATCAACTAAGCCCATCAATGCACCCCATTGTTCAGGTGAAACTACAATGTTTTGCGCAAAGCCAAGAGTTCCTGAGTAAATAGAAACTGCTGCATCAGAAATAAAATCCTGAATGTTTGCTGCGGACATTGTGCGGTTGCCACCATCTGTTGCAACTTGAGCAATTACGTTTCCGACGGCTGCATCAGTTGCCTTAGCATATGCAAACTCCATTTGACGTACCAACTCTGAGAAAAACGCTGGAGATGATCTGTCTAAAATTTCTGTCGAGAATGTTTGCTGTCCGGCGTACTTTTTTACTGAAACGCTTAAGAAGGAAACGTTTTGGTCTGTATCTGATGGTGCTGCGCCTTCGGCTGTCTCTGCAACTGTTGGTGCTTGAGTAAGTTTTGGAATTTCAAAAGTCATACCTGCATCAGGTAATGCACCACTTGAAATAGAATCGATAAATGGACGATCAGCATTTGATAGTGGGTTAATTACCTCAGTCAATTGACGTGTAGGAACTAAACCTGCGTTGTCAGTTGTGTCTGCTGCGGCTGCCAAGTATTGACGTGCCTCATCATCATTTAGATAAGTTGCGCGAAGTGTGTTCTCTAGGAATTTTTCCTTTGTGAACTCAAGACGTGGCTTTGTGTAAATTGGTGCTGCTATTGTTGGGCGAGAGGCTTCAACCGCTGGGGTCTCTACTACCTCTGACGCAACAGTTGTTTCAGGTGTTGTGTTTTCCACAATTTCCTCATTTTCTGTTTTGGTTTCGGTTGATTCTGCCTCTGCGTTTGACGCAGCGACTGAAGTGACCGCGGCACTCGAAAAAGCGGCAGCCTGAACAAGGCTGACTTCAACGAGTTTAGCGGCACTAACTCTATAAACTCCGTTACTGTTTTTTCCTTTAATAACTTCCACTCCAACACTTAAACCGGAACGTAGGTTTTCAGATGCCTCAATTAGGCTGTCAGTTCCGCGGGTGGTGTTACTAACTTTAAACTCTGCATAAATTCCAGAATCATCCTCGTTAACGTTTTTCATTCTTCCGATTGGAGATTTAGGGTCATGCTCAAGCAATAACTTTACTTTTGTTGGCTCATCAATTTGAATAGAACCTTTTTCAAAAATCACTTTACCAACTGAAGTATTGCCAATTTCATTTTCGAACGGCACAATTTTTCCAGCAATAATGCGGCGTGATTCTGAAGCCTCTAAATCTGCGCTAAAATTAATTATTTCCATTTGGGCTTAGTTCTTCCATTTCTCTCGCTTGTTCAACAGTTATTAAACCAAGGTTTAACATTTTTTCAATTACATTCAATCTTTCTAAAGGATTTGCTCTTAAAAATCCTGAGTCCATATCAAACGCAATAAATTGAGTGTTTGGTGACAGATCATCCATGCTCAAACGATTTTCAACCGCGCTTACATAAGGTTGTAAAGATAGCGCAACAAACTGACGTCTTTCGTCTTGAACGTTAGAGTACGTCATTGAATTATTTTGGTCTGCGCTTATGTAATACGCCGGAACATTGCACAAACGACTAATTTGAGTTGCCATGTATTGCAATGAATCATTGTAGGTCATGTCTTTAGGTGAAAATGAAGTTGGTTGAAATTCTAGGCTTGAAGTTAAATAAGCGGTTGATCTTTCAGCGCGACTACGACGCCATGCGGCTAATAAACCTGCAACTTCTTTTTCTCCTAGATCAGCGCCATTATTTTTTAATATACATGCTGGAGTTGGAACTGATGCTGCATTTGCGGCGGCTTTTTCTAAATCAATTGCTGCTCTTAAAATTCTAGCGCCGGCATGTAAAATTCCGTCAATAGGTGATTGAAATGTTACGAGTGAGCCAATTCCTGACATTGGTCTTTCGCGTCCATCAACTGTATAAAAATCAACAAATGTGTTATTTTTATTTAATTGAACTTGAACGCGTGTGTTGTTAACAAAATCAAAACGTGCTGGTCTGTTGTCGTCTTGATAAACTTCAGTAACCTCTAAATAAGCAGTACCGTAAAATAATAATGCGTCAACTAAAGCGGTGACAATAACTGAGTTGGGTGCTGACTTTGATAATTGATTTACCCAAGGTAAATTAGGCAATTCTTCTTTTGTTGCTTTGGAATACGTACTAAGTTGCATTGTGCCAATTGTTGTGGCTATTAAGTTTCTGCAACGCATAACCGCTGGAACGGAAATTGCTTCATCTCTACTTACTGATTGAAATGGAGTAAATTGCGAATAATAATTAAATGGGTCAGTTACAACCGGTGGCGCTAATTGCGCTGTAATTTGTGGTTTTGGTGAAAGTCCTACTAAATCGCGGAAAAATCCCATTAGATAATTATATCAGAAAACTTAGACAAAGATCTTAGGTACTGAGATTGGTTTACTCAACATGTGAACAATCATTGCAGTTGAAATACTGGCTGCCACGCATCCTGCGGATTTTCGTCTGATAATTCTCCATCCGGCGTCATTTGTTTTAGCAGCGCAATTGTTCATACTGTTTACCCATTCTGGTTGACCTGAATGAATTAACCTTAAATTGGAAAGACTGTCAGCAAGTTCCCCACATGCTTGATAAAAGGCTTGTCCGCTGATATCTACTAACTTATGACCACTTTGCTCTAATTTTTGCGCAATAGAGGCGGTTGCGTACTTATCGTAAGCAATTTGAACTGGGCGGTATTTCATTGCCCAATCATGAATTGCACTTGCCATTTTAACTTCATCAATTGCAACTTCAGAACTGAAGGTTTCCATTACCCCGACCGCAATTTTGCCATCAACTATCTGACCGGCAACCAACGCACCGGTTCTTTTACTTGGACTAACGTCAAATGCCATTACAGTCATTGCGCCGACTGGCAATACCAATTCCGATACCGAACAGGCTTCAATTGCGCCAAAAGTCCAAGGACTAACCTGCGAATCAATCCACATACACAAAGTTTCGGTTAAAGTGGCTTCAATAGAGTTAGTAGCAATAGATTCTTCAATTGCTTCCTCAGTTACGGTGTAACCAAGCGCAGGGTTAGCCATTGCCCAGAATTTACGGTTTCTAATATCTTGCCTTGCTGCTAACGGTGCTGAGTACTCCCAGAATCCAAATGTTTTACTTGGATAATCCATGGCGCGTTCCCTAAGATCATTTAAAACAGTTGAGAACGCATCACCGGCGTTGCTGGTAAATAATGTTTGGGAATTAGGTCTGGCTCTTGTTACTGGCACAGCCGCTTTAAATGCTTCTTCGCTTACCTCGCGTAATTCATCCATGTAAAGGAAGTCGGCGGTCTTTCCGCGGCTACCGTCGCGAGTGGCTGCAACAATTTCATAACGAGCGCCATTGAGTAAAGTTATTGATTCTTGACCATTTGCGTATCTAATGCGCCTTACTTGCGCTTTTAGGAAATCATTGTCCTCAATAGTGTTGGCAACCTGCCTAAATGTATCTAACGCCATATTTCGGTTAGATGACATTGCAATTATGTTCTTTTCGCCAAATATGAATAAACCTGCCAAGATTCTCATTCTGGCAAGGTGAGTCTTACCTACTTGGCGTGCGCATAGCAAAAGATTGGATTTGCGAATGAAATTATTGTCTTTATCAACTTTTAACATATCTTCCAGAACGTAATGCTGCCAAGGCAGTAAAGGCATCCCAATTTTCTCTGCTAACTCAGCCACCTCTGCAATTCTGGATTCACCTTTAATAGATGGAGTCTGAATTCGCGGTTTGGTTGAGCCTAGAACCCTTTTTGTCGTCGCCCCTCGTTGCGCGGGTTTCTTTTTGGCTTTTGTGGACTTCTTTTGCTCACTCATGGCTTTTGAAAAGGTGAGTCTGGCTTTGTTCCAACCGTCTCAGGGAGAGAACGTTCCAAAAAGGCAGGGGGGGTAGAACGTCTGCTAAAAAAACGGCTACCTTTGCGTGAATTACATGACTTGCAGGCGCTAGTTAGGTTATCCATATCCCACAGATCACCGCCTACTTTTCTTGAGGTTATATGGTCAACGGTGGCGTCACCACCTTTTAAATCTTTAAAGCAATAGGTGCATTGCCACCCATCCCTAGCCAGTACGCGTAGGCGTAGGTCTTTCCACTTTTGAGAACCTAACGCGTGTTTACTCAATGCCATCCTTTTAATTGCCAATGCTTATAGGCTTTGCAAGCATTAATATATCCATCATTATCTAAGCCAAACTTATGGGCTATGTATGACAGTCCCCAATCTATTTGCTGAT